GGGAAGCTGCTCGGCAGCGTTGAACCCGTTGAACCCCCGTTGAAGGGCCGTTGAACCTCTGTTGAAGCGGCAATGGGGCCAGCGAACAGGTTGGCAAAGCCGGTGCCGAGTCCGCCCGCATGCATGATGGACAACTGCCGGCGCAGATCGTCGGTGAGGACCGGAGCGGGAGAGCCGCCACGCGGCAATGCACCCACCGGCCCCGTGGGACGCACGAAATTCTGCTGTTGCGGCGTGATGCCCTCATACCAGCGCTCGACGTTCCCGGAGGACGGGGTGAAGTTGAGACCGTTCCACTGCATTTCAGAGCCCGATCATCTTGCGGAAGGCGGAATTGGTGGAGCTGTTGCCCTGCACATATTTCTTGCCGGTGGTGGGCGAGACGCCCGAGCCGCTGGGCTTGCTGGACGAACCGGAAGTGGATGTGCGGGAGGCCACGGCGGTCTTGTTGCCGCCGCCAAGCAGGTTGTTGACCTGCGCGGTGAGCCCGGAGCGGATCATGCCGCCGGCAATGGTGGGTGCGAACATTTCGCGCTCGACAAAGGAGGGGGAGACCTTCTCGTAGCCACCGCCCGGCTTGGGCCGCGATGTGTCGTAGAGGTAATTGCCCACCTGGACGATGTGCGAGGGGCGCGAGGCGAGCCCGTATTCCAGAGCCCGTTCGGCAGAGCCGGGAGCGGCCTTGGCGGGGGTCGCGGCAACTGCCGGCATCATGGGTGCGGGTCGCCTCGATGCGGCCAGTCCTGCCGACATGGTGGCGGGAATGGGGGGGAATGTCTGCGGCTTGGGGTAGAACGAAGAGGCCCCACGCATCATTGCCATGTCGGTGCTCTGCATGGCGGGCACGGGCGCGCCAGAGCCGCCGAATGCGAGCTTCTGAGCCATTGTCAGCCCGGCGCCGGGAGCGGATGGCATGCGCAGCGGCGTGGCTCCAGCCACCTCGATCCTGAGCGGAGCATTGACCGGGGGACGCCGCGAGGCCGCGAGATTGGCCGACATGGTGGCCGGGATCGGCGGGGTGCGGTTGATGAGCCCGAGCTGGCTGCTGGGCGTCAGGCCACGGCTGGTGATGCTCGCCACGTCCTGCGGGGTATTGGCGAGGGCGCGGGCGGTGTTTGCCATGTGGCGCGGAGCGGGTACGGGCGGCGATCCGCCGAGCAGATTGCCGGCGAGCTTGTTGGCTGCCGTGGGCGCAAGGGCACGGGCTGTCGTGCCCATGAAGCGCGGCAATACGGGGGGCGGAGGGAGCGTGGGGCGGGCCGATGCGAGCATCTGGCGCGAGCCCTCACGGTCGCCGATACCGAACTGAATCTCGGAAGCGGGGCGCAGGGCAGCGAGGGTCTTGGGGCCGACGATGCCGTCAACGGTAAGGCCGCGCCGCTGCTGGAACTCGCGAACCGCGCGGGCGGTATCGGGGCCGAAATCGCCATCCACGGCGATGTTGAAGCCGGCCGACTTGAGGCGCGATTGCAAATCGCGGACGCCCTCGCCGCGGGAACCCTGGCGGAAGGTGGACGAACCGATGTTCTCTTTCGGGATCAGGCCGGCTGCCCGGCCATATCGGGACTTCCACTTGCTGGCGAACTCGCGGGCCGTCATGCTGGTGTCGCCGAAATTGAGGCTGACGGCAGCGGAGCCCAGGAGCGAACTCGCCTTGGCATCCGGGTTGGTCAGGAGCTTGATGGCCCCGCCGGCGCCCTGTTGATGAGCGAGATAGAGTTCCCACGGCTCCGGGTCGCGACCGAGCGCGCTCCGCAGCGCGCGGGCATTGTCGCGAGCGAGACGAGCGCCGGCATCGGCAGCCTGCTCATAGTCAAACCTGTCGGACAGCCCATAACCGCGAGCCGTTGAATCAATGAACTGGAACAAGCCGCCAGCAGACGAGTTGGGGTTCTGTGCGCTGGGGTTGAGGCGGCTCTCGATGTTGGCAATCGTAAGGAGCGCCTGAGGGTCCACGCCGTACTTGGCAGCGGCCTCGTCAATGGCTCTTACAATTTCGGCTCTGGTTGCCATATAGTGGCTCCGAAAAGGGAGAGAGATGCGCCGGATCGCGCTTGCAGGGTTGCTGGTAGGAATGGGCCTTGCCGCCCCGAGCGGCGCATTGGGCTATTCAGCCGAACTGATCGTTCGGGCTTGCACAGACGCGGACGCGGCGAAGCGCGCGATGTGCTCCGGCTACATCACCGGGATCGCGCAAACCTTGATGGTGACGAACACGATTCTTGTGGATGGCGCTCGGTTCTGCCCGCCGCCCGATCTATCGTTGGAACAGGCGTTCACGGTGATCCACGACTTTGCAATGGACCGCGAAGACCTTATCGATGAGGACGCAGTAGTCGTCGGCGGGCGGGCTTTGCAGTCCGCCTATCCCTGCCCCTGATTGACTCTCCCCAGCCCTGCATGCGTTGATGCTGTGGGGGAGGAACGGGCATGGATGAAACGTACCCGGTTGGTCAAATCGGCGCCGTTGGCGTCAGTAAAGACGGGTCTCACCTAGCCCTGAGAATTGATATTCAGACCCTCGGATCGTGCATCGTGCCGATCCCAATTTCGGATGTGGCAGGTCTGACCATACGTATTCAGAAAGCAGCGCTCGACCTTCGGGAAGGGACGCCTCACATGCCGATATCGTCTGTTCTGGACGTTGTTCTCGCACACGGGGAAAACCAGGCCACGGGCCTGATATTGACCATCGACCAAATCGGACCTGTCGCCGTGCCGATGGAGCGGGATGCATTGCTTCACCTTCGTTCAGAGGTTGACCGGGCGCTTGAGGCTATTGAAGCCAAGGAACGCCGGAACTAGGATTAGCGGATGCCCCAGATTGACCTAGAGCCGGGCAGTTACCACGAGCGGAAACCACCCGGCTGGCGCTGGCGGCTGCCGTGGAGCCATCCCGAGGACACGAAACTCCCACTCGTCATGCTCTGCGTTATGCTGGCCGGGCTGGCCTACATTTTCTTCAATCGGGATGCACTTTCATCTGGCATCCTGTTCGGCGGAACGGCGGTAGCGGCCGCCATAGCGGGTGGCATGTTGCTGCTCGCCTTCCGAGACTAGAACTCCCGCGTCACGGTCAAGGGCAACAGCGCCGGGGCAAGCCGGGCATTCGGCAGCGGCACCATCGACATCGCCGGGATGTTCGGCGTAGCAACAACCTTGGCCGCCCGTTCTGCGGCATTGCGGCCAATCACCTCGCTCAGCTTGCGCGCGCCAGTTGTAGCAGCGCCGACCGCAATTGCTCCCGGGAGCCCCCCGCCCAGGAGGCTGCCGATGCCGGCGCCGATGGAGCCGCCGAGCATGTTGGTCGCCCCGTCCGTGCCGAAGCCGAACTTGCCCAGAAGGGTCGCGAGGTTGCTGATCGGCGTGCCGTTCGCCACCTTGGTGATCTCGGCGATCTCCTGTGGCGAGAACAGCCGGCGGGTTTTGGGGTTGCGGAGTATCGCCTGGAATTGGAGCCGCAGCCCGTTTTCGAGGCCGGACTTCTGGAAGCCCGCCTTGGTGATCGCTTCCTCGATCAGGGACAATTTCTTGGCGCGAGACCAGATGGAGATGCCCTCCATCAGTGCGTTACCGGCCTCCAGCCCGCCGGCACCGGCCACGTTCGCGGGCTTCAGGTTCTCTATGAGATCATCAAGACCATCCACGATCTCCTGCGCAAAGCGCTTGGTGCGATCCTTCTTGGCCTCCAGCGCCACGTCCTGCGCGATCTGGCGCAGGTTGTGCAGCCGCGAGAACGATACGGGCTGGCCGCTGTCCATCGCTTGCTGTGCGAGCGTGGCGAGGCGCTGGTAGGCGGTGAGCGCCTGTCCATCCAGCACATCGTCCAGGTCGGCGGCGTTGGCCCTGTTGATGAGCTGCGAGGCGAACCGCCCGAAATGGGTAGGTTCGATCCCGGCATTGGCGGCGCGGCTGTTCTCGAACAGCGCAGAGGCTGCGGTCTTGAGTTCGGCCGAGCCAGGCGCGTCCTTGATCGCGGTGTCCACGGCCCTGCCATGCGCCGCCTTCTGGCCCGCCTTGCCGAACATGCCGCCAATGGCTGGGAACACTGTCCCCAGGCCGGCACCGATGAGCCCGTTGCGGATCACGTCTTCTTGGGAGCCGCCGCGCGTTGCAGTGTCCGCTGCGGACAATGCGCCGCCAGAACCGGCACCCATGAGCACGCGCTGCGGAACGCTCCCCGTCATTCCGAGCAACCGGCCGCCGAGCGATGTTGCCCCGAGTGGCGCCAGCGAGCCGACCGCGCCCGTGATCTGCCCGGCTAGCCGGGAGCCGCCAGTCTTGCCGCGCAGTTCTTCGTCGGCGGCCTTGAACTGGTCCTGATAGCCTTGGGTGTCACCACCGTGCAGCATGGTCATGATGTTGGCGTCGAGCCCGCGCCGCGCATCGGCAAGCGGCTGGCCAATGACAGGGATGCCCTCGATGGACCCGCGCAGGAACGACATGGCCTCGTCGCCAAGCGAGGGGCGCTGCGATGGCAATTCATCGACCTTGCCGCCCAGCGACATGCGGCTGGCGTTCGCCGTCGCTTGGTCAAAGGCTGACCCGCCACCACTCAGCCCGAGCTGGCTCGCGATCTCCTCGACCGTCTGCTGCTGCATTTCGGGCGTCATGCTGAGGAAGGCGTCGTCCACCTTCACCTGCCTGTCGCCGATGGTGAGTGTCGCCATTTACGGGCCTACGCTCCACGAGAGACCTGTCGAGGTCGTGCCGCCGATCCCGCCACTACCGCCAGGCGATGGCGCCGCGCGGCCCGCTGCGAACTTGACCGCTTCGGCATATTGCCTGATCCGGTCCTTTTTGGCGTTGGCCGACGCCTCGCTCTCGCCGAGCCGGGGCGTCAGCAGGTTGACTTGCCGCTTGATTTCCTCGTCGGTCGCGGTGGCGCCGGACACGCTGTAGAGGTATGATGCCACTATGGCGGACAGGGAGTTGATGGCCTGCTGGTACTCGGGGGACGTGAAAGCAAGGCCCGGACGGTTGCCGCCGACTTCCGCGCCAGCCATCTGGTTGCCGGGGTCGGTCAGCGCATCCCAATTCTGCTCCAGCGTGGCCAGTTCGGGCTCGATGACAGAGGCGAGTTGCTGGTTGCGGCGCTCGCCCTCGGTGGGTGGGCGGGTGCTGGATGACGCGAGGGAGGCTGCATATCCAGGGTCCTGCTGCGACAGCAGGAACTCCTGGTAACTGGTCGGGAGGCTGGGAGTGTTGTCCTCGGGCGGGTGAACCCAATCGGCGAAGGAGCCCTCGAAGCCGTTCTGGCGGGCGAAGTCGAACTCGCGCATGTCATCGGTGGGCTGGACTGCCGTCTCACCACGCATGCGCGCCAGTGCCTCGCCCCACGCTTCGCCTATCGGCATGCCGGCGCCCACCATCTCGGCAAGGTCGGGATGCTGCTCGGCAAGCCACTGGACGGTCTGGTTCTTCTGCTCGGTCTGTTCGGCCAGCAGCCGTTCCTGTTCTGCCCGCTGAGCGTCCATCGGGCTCATCTGGGCCATGTTGTTGAGGCCCTGCGAGAGCCCCTGCGACCAGTTCGGACCCGAGGCAATGCCCGCCCCGAGCCCCATCAGCGCAGAGCGGTTGCGCCCCGTGAAGTCAAGGAACGGATTGCTCGGAATGCCGAGGAGAGACGCCAGACCCGCCATGATGTTCTCCTAGAGAAGCCCGAGCAGGCCGAGCCCGCCGCCCAGCAACTGCTGGAACATGTTGGGCTGTTCCTGCATGCCGGCATTGGCCTGCGTGCCGTTGAATGCGAGCAGCAATTCCTGGAATCTCCGGAAGTCCGCGTTCTGGGTTCTATCGAACAGGTCGAAGTCACCCTGCCGCTGCGCCTGTGCATCCGCATCCAGCGCCGCGCCGACCCCGAGCTGCGTCTGTGCCGGAGCCTGCCCGGCCTCGAACAGCATGGGCAGCATCTGCGTGGCTTCCGCCTGCCGTGACAGGCTGTCCTGGTAATTGCCGTAATCGAGCGCCCCGACGCCCTCCGTCAGCCCTCTAGCAAGTGCCGTCTGGTTGCTGTCGGCGCCAAAGAGCCCCGAGGAATTGAAGGCCCCGTTCACCTGCCCGGTGATGTCGCTCATCAGCGTGTCGCGCATGGAGCGGTAGCCCGGCGCGTCCATGCCGAGTTCATTGCCTGCCGCCCGGTTGGCATAGGAGCCGAGCGCCCCCGAGATGCCCTGAGAAAAGGCCGGATTGTTGGCCGTGCCGAGCAACGATTGCAGCCCGCCCCGCGTTGTGTCGCTCAGGCCCGGATACAAATTCTGCTTGAAAACCGGGGGCTTGGCGTTGACGTAGGACTCCAGTTTCTTGCCCAACGTGTTGCCGAGCTTTGCGGGATCGTACCCGCCCTTGTCGCCGCCACCGCTCATCAGTCGAGCCTCTTTGTGTAATGCCACCGGCCATCCTTGGCCCTGGTCGCGTTGTAGTCAGAAAACAGCCGTCCCCACCCGGCGCGGCCCTCGAAGCGGTGCCAGGTGCATTTCGAGTTCAGCGCCTGCATCTCCACGATCTCCAGCATGGAGCGCATGTCGTCCCAATCGCCGCCGACGCCGCCCGCGTAGATCGTCCAGAACGTCTTTCTGAGACTGCCCGACTCGCGGGTGATCTGGCTGGCGAGGTAGCCGGCGCATGGCCCGCGCACCTCCCAGAATTGCAGTTCCCCGGCGATGGCCTGCCCGAGCACATCCATCCATGTACGGCCTGGGTCGCGCTCTATGGCACGGGCCAAGTCCCCCGCTATCGCGTCCCATTCATGGATGACGCGGGCGGGCGGCAGGCGCTGGAGCACTACAGCACCCGTGCCTTCAGCCCATGCACATGGAAATACCCGGCAGCATCACTGCTCGTGACCCTCAGCTTCCAGCCTTTGGGAACGATGTAGCCGCCCGAGAACCGATAGGACTTGTCAGCCGTCACGGCAGAGGCCGCCCATGTCATTCCGGCGTCGTCGCCAAGATAATGCGCATTGGAGCCGTCATAGAGGTCGACGGTCAGGTTCTGCGTACCGCCATTGATCTCGTTGACCTCGAACCACGGCACCCAGAAGGCGCTGTCGCTCGCATCCACGATGGTCGTTGCGGTATTGCCGGTGATCCGCACCGCTATCGGCTCGGGGGTTCCGATCTCGCGGGTGAAGACGCTCATTTCGGCCCACCCGATGAACTCTGGATATGGTCGAGCCCGGTCGCATAGGTCCAGGTTTCCCCGGCCGGAATGCTCATCCTGAAGGCAAGACTCTTGCCCCTGCCCCTGAGCGGCACCCGACCACTGCTTGCCCGCGAGGCCGCCGCCTTCCACACCAGGTCGTCGTCCTGCCGGTCGGCGACGCCCAATTCGAGGCTGCACCCCGCACTGTCGGTGACCGGGGTCGCCCAGCCGACCAGTCCGGTGACCGGATTGTCCACGCGGGCGCTTTCCAGCGTCACCGCCATGCTCGTGCCCGAAAAGGTTGCGAACTTGCGGTTGGCATCCAGCGCACCCAGCACAGGAGCCGAGCCGGCAAGGAAGCGCGAATTGATCGCGAACTCCAAGTCGTCAATGGTGCCGGACAGCGAGTCGATACTGACGCCGGGCGTGGCCAACTGCGTGAGCGCCGTGGTGTTGGCCGGCAGCGTAAACCAGCGCCGGAGCAGCCAGTGAAAGCCGAGGAGCTGGGTTGCGCTCACCCGCCAGATGACGATGTGCCGCGAGGGGTCCATCGTCGCCCACATGCCTTCGTAGTTGGCGGCGCCGATGTTCTCGTCTGCCCAGCGGGAAATCACCTCCGCCCCGATGGGCACCAGCGCCCCGCCATTGAACTCCCACGGCCCGTCCGTGTCCCACCAGTAGGCGCGGCCGTCCGAGCCGATCAGCGTCTTGCCCGACACGCCGCCGCGCAAATCGGCGATCTTGACGATACCCTGCAAGCCGGCCCCGAGGGAGGCCAGCCGCACGGCGCGCTCCTGGAGGATAAGCGCCTGCCCGTTCTTGAGATCGCACCCCCCGACGATGGCCGCGCCATCCTCGAAGGTCTTGCCGTTGGCCAGCCCGCCCGCCCACACATCGTGCCGGCCAAGGTCGGAAATCTGCATCCTTCTGTTGTTGCCGTCGCAATCGAGGGCAACGACATGATTGGCGCAGGTGAAGGCGAATTTGGCATCGGGAGCGCCGCTGATGGCGTCATTGGTGCCGCCCGCCTCGATGTCATATGCCTTCATCCCGTTGTCGGGATCGGTGTTGATCAGGTACTTGCCGAAGCGGGTGAAACTCACATAATCGGTGACCGCATTGCGGCCGGTCTCCACATCGTCCCAGCTGTAATCGCTGGCCATGCTCTGGATGGTGGTGGAGGTCGCGGCATAGACCTGCCACGTACCGTCTGCCTTCTGCACGGAGGCAACGCCCAGCGGCTCGGCGGACAGCGCCTCCGCGCCCGAGGCCGTGACCAGCCGGGGGAATGGTCCCCAGCCCGTGGCGGTCGGAATGCAGCCATCCGCAGTTCTGCTCTTGCCGGAATTGGGAACCGCTGCGTCGGGGTCCCAGGGGCCAAGCGGGATCACGGCGTCGAGCCCCGGATGACCATGCCGGCGCGGCCATACTGTGCCACGATGGACTGGATGCCGAGCGTGTCGAGGGTGTCGATGGCCTGCGACTTGTAAAGCGCGGCCTTCTCGAAATCCTCGTACTTGGCCTTGGCCATGCTCATGCACATGGCAAGATAGGCTTGCGGGGCGTTGGTGATCAGCCAGTTGGTGGTGTTGGAGCCCGACAGGCCGGTCAGCTTCGCCTCGTAATCGAAGGTCAAATCGCCGGTATAGGAGGGCGCGACCTCGATGCTGCTGGCGGTGATGGCGTAGATATCGGGAACGCCCGAGGCATCCCACACGCGCCGCTCGCGGATCGCCGACAGGGGCTTCTGATCGAGTTCGCCATAGGTGGCGTGCGACAGCGCGAGGGATCGGATATAGCCGGTGGGGAGCGTAGCCGTGCCGCTGGTGAAGGAGACGGTGCCGGAGGTTTCGCGCGCATAGTGCGGCCCGAAATGCAGCCGGAACTCGGCTTCGGCGAGGCCGATCAGTTCGTCCGCGTCATGCGAACGCTCGTCCCATGACTGGATTGCAGCCGAAAGGGTCGCGTAGTCGGTGATTGCTGCCATCACACTTTCCCGCGGCTGGTCCGAAACTTGGAGTGGTCGGGGTCGTTGAGAAACCGGCTGACGAACCTGTCGTCACGCATCTGCACCGCCGTATCGAGGCCGCTCTTTTCGAGGATGTTGAGCGGCACCGATGCCACGCGGTTCCAGTCGGGAAGGCGCTGGCCGTGCGTCAGCTTCTCGGCTTCCGCATTGGCTTCCGCCAGCCCGTCCATCGGCATCTCGATGCGCCACAGGGTCTTGCCCGGCGGCCCCTCATCGAGGGACATCCAGATTTTCCGGCCGGTGAGCGGATCGTGCTCGAACAGGGACCAGCTCATTCGCCGGGCAGCGGGTCCGCGCGGCGGGCCTTGCCGGCCGCAATGAGTTCCTTGGCGAGCGGCAGCGGCAGTTCCACCGCATGCTCGGGATCGGCCTTGATGCGTTCCTCGCCCAACCAGGTGTCGTAGTCGAGAAACACCGGGGCGCGCTTGTCGGCCGCATTGGTCTTGCTGGTCATGGGCTGTCCTTCAAATGAAAAAGGCCCCGCCCGGAGGCGAGGCCCATGCTCGAGGAGTCGGTTGCCCTTACTGGTCGGCGAAGGCGGCAGCCGAGGCCGAAGCCGAGACCACCGTGCCGTTGACGTACCAGTTGGTGCCGTCGCAGTGGACGCGCACGACCGTGCCGGCGGCCGGGGTCAGGACAGTCAACTTGGAGTTGCTGTTGCCGTCCGAATAGACCGAGGCCGCCTCCGCATCCGCGGAATCCTCATCCAGATGCACGACACCGCCCTTGTAGTAGTTGGTGTCGGACCCGGTGGTGATGAGCCAGTCCTGCGCATCGGCAGCGGCGCCGCCGTACCAGAACTCATACTCAAGACCCTCCGCTGCGGTCGGCAGCGAAATGGTGATGTCCGCGGTGAGGTTCGGGATGATGTGAAGCACCCCGGAGTTATAGTCCTTGACCGCGTAGGTCGTTGCGTCGGTGACGACGATGGGATTGAAGCGTGCCATTGTAGAGTTTGCCTTTCAGAAATGAAAAAGGCCCGCCGAAGCGAGCCTTGGGTTGATGCGGTTCTGGTTGTGCTATCGTTGCCCGTGGTTTGGGTGATAACCGTACCTGACTTCTGCGGCCCTTCGGGCTGCCACCGCATCGTCAAAACTGTCGAAGACGCCAAGGTGGATATTGCGTCGCCCCGGCATGATCCGGGCGTGCCACTTGCCTAGACGCTCTTCCCAGCGCACGCCCATGACGCCACTGGTGTTGTTCTTGCGCACCTTCATGTTCTTGCCGTTGGCGGCGTGCGACACGTTGCGCAGATTGCTGAGCCGGTTGTCGGCGCGATCCCCATTTACATGGTCGATATCGGCCGCATCGACGCCGTGTACCAACTTCCAGATCACGCGGTGAGCATAGACCCGGCGGCTCCAGATGCTCGTTTCAAGGTAACCGGCCGCGCTTTTCGAACACGCCGGGTTACCGGCGTTCTTGCCGTTCCAGATGGCCGCGTTGTGGGCGGCGGCCTGTTTGCCATCGGTAAACATCGAATCCGGGCGATAGCGCCAGAATAGCGCCCCGGACTCGGGATCGTAGTCGAATAGTTGCCGCAGCACGTCCTGCGGTGGTAGTGGTTTTGCAGCCAATTCGGACCCCTGACGGTCTGTTGCGGTGAGAGCCGGAGCGGCGCGCTAACGCTGCCCCGGCTCGTCATTTTCATAGCACAACGAGAACGGAAGGTGAATCCCGCTTAGCTGGATGCACCCAATCCATACAGGTCCGCCACGACGCCGAGACCGGCCTCGTTCTTGACCTTCAGGGTGCCTTCCGCGAGGATCACCCCCTTCTCCGAGTCACCGGTCGCGGCGGTGTCCGCCTCGCCGATGGGACGCAGCGAACCCCATGCGATCATGTCGGGATCGAGGAGGTACGCACGGCGGGCAACGCCCGCGTTCTGGCCCATGACGCGGTTGGGCTTCACCGTCAGCTTGCCGAACGGACCTTCGTAGATGTCGGCCGTTCCGACGATGGTGTTCTTGCCCGAGCCGCCGGCAGCGTAGCGGAAAGCCGCCACGTTGGTGTCCGACATGAAGGTCACGAAGACCGACTTGACGTAGGGAGAAACCACCAGGTCGCTGAAGTTGGCGCCCTCGATGTAGCCCGACTGGGCCACGGTATCGAGGAGGGCCTTGGTGAAGGCGCGCTGCGTGCCGGTCGTCTCGGCAACCGTCAGCCCCGTGCCGCTGTTGAAGCCGCCATTGGTGCCGGAGTTGCGGGAGACGTTGGAGGTCAGCCACGAAGGCAGGCTGCCGAAGAAGCGGGTGGTGCCCGCGACCGAGGCGGTATTGGTGACGATGGCGAGCTCGATGTCCTTGCGGACGTTGATGCCGGCCTTCATCTTGGCCTTGGCGGCCTTTTCCTGCCGACCCGCGTTGTCCACGGCCTGCTGGGTCTTGGAGTAGATCCAGGTGTCGCGGAAAATCTGGGTATAGTTGCCGACCCGGTCAGGGGATTCCTGCTCGTTGAAGTCGAACTCCGCACCTTCCGGCACGGCGTTGGCGGCGGGGGCACGGAGTTCCTCGATCTCCCACTCGGGGTGGGTGGACGAGAGCTTTTCCTTGCCGGCCATGGAATAGATGGGGGTATCGGTCGGAGTGATCATCGAAACGATGTCGGACAACTCCTCGCGGTTACCCACCGCGTCCGTGGTGACCACGGTATTGGCGAGTACGGCCATTGCTGGCTATCCTTTCTGTGTTGCGAGGTAGGCAGCCACGGCGTCATCGAGACGCCCGCTGCGTTTGAGGCGGTCCTTGGCAGCCGATTCGGCGCGAGCCTTCTGCGCATCCGGGGTCAGTCGCTTGCCGCCCTTCTGTACGGGCGGGCGTCCTTCCACCTTCTGCGGCACCTTGGGCTTGCTGGCCTGGAGCTTCCGCCATGCCAGCGCGTCCTTGAGGACGAGGGCCTGACGGTGATCGAGCGCGACGGCCCGCAGCTCTTCCGGCTTGAAGCCGTAGAGGCTGGTGGCCTGCTCCTTGAGGTCCGTGACGAAGCGATCGACGCGCTTCTGGTCCCGGAACTCGGGAACCTTCGCGATCAGCGCTTCCCATTCCCGCTGGGCGGTCTCGTTCTGCTGCTGGGCCGTCTGGGCTTGGCGCTCCTCAAGGATGCGCTGCTGTTCGGCCTGCATGTAGTTGAGATGCGTGACCCACTGCTCGTGCTGGGCCTTCTGGGACATGTAGCCCAGAGGGTCCGACTGGAGCATGGCCGGGTCGGGAGGCGGCGGCACAACGGATTGCAGCAGGCCGGAGACATACTCCATGCGCTGCTGAAGCTCGGTTTCGGTTGCCTTGATGCGCTCGGACTGGCCTTCGACGGAGCGCCGCTGCTCCGCCACTTCCTGGGTCTTGCGCGTATAATCGGCGTGGAGCAGACTGCCCTTCTTGAGGTCGGCAATCGAGACCACGGAGCCGTCATCGAGCCGCACCTTGGCGTTGTCCGCCACGAAGCGACCTAGATCGGTCTGGGGTTCCTCTTGATCGTCCTCGGCTTGGTCTTCCTCGCCGGAATCGCCGTCAACGTCCTCGGCTCCAACATCGTCGTCGGAGAGTTCGGCATCGTCTTCGGTGGTCTCGCCTTGTTCCGCGTCCTCGTCTTCCGCGTGGTCCTCGGGGACTGCGTTGGACGTGGCAGCGGCAAAGCGCTGGGCAGCTTCGTCAATGGAGATGCCCTCGCCGCCCTCAAGGGCGTCGTTCTCGGTGGTCATTCATGTGCCTTGGGTTGCGCGACTGCCGGGGGGCTTGGTCGCTGTGATCGGGCCTCTAGGGCAGCCCGGAAGGCGGTTTCGGGCTGTGGCGCTGGATCATCAGGTCCAGCCGTTCCCGAATGGCCTCGACCGTCTTTGCCATCGCCTGATGGTCGCGGATGCGGTCGGTTTCTTCTGCCGGTGTGGTAACCAGCCTTGAGCGGGCTTCTTCCGAGAGTTCGGTGAGAAGCTGCCCGAATATGGGGTTTTCGCGGAGCGAGCGGGCTTCCGCGAGGATATGGTCAGTGGTCATCAGTGCATCGCGAACAGAAGCATTTCGATGTCTTCTTCGTCCTCTATCGCGGCTGCCCGCTGCTGTTCGGCCTGAAGCCACACGCGCAGGACGTCCAGTTGCTCAGTCGCGCTCGGACCCGGCCACGGTAGTACGATCTCGGGTGGCGCAAATCCCAGCGCTCGGCTCGTCGCCCAATCTTCGGGCCACGGCACGGAGGCAATCGCCTCCTCAACCGTTCGCCACGGGACTATCCTGCGCCGGCGTTTGCGTTCCGTCCTTTGGGGCGGAGGGGTTTCGGCCCACTCCTCGGCTTCTTCTTCAAAAACAAAGATGGGTCGGCGGCGGGGGCCTGCGTCATCCCACCCGCGCGGACGGGTCGGAGCAACAACAGCCCCGATAGCCCCCCAGCTGCTACCCCATGCGGAGCCCCAGCTTGCGCCCCAAGTGGAAGCCATTATGGCCCCCAGGGATCGGCTTCGGAGCCCGTCCCGGTGACGGTGGTTCCCGCCACGCTCTTGATGTTGGCGTCTATCTGGCCGGCAACCGTGAACGTCAGGCTATCGGTCTTGACCTTGACCGCATCGGCAACCGTGTCCACCGTGGCCAGCGCCGTCGCGGTGGCATAGTCGGCTGCGGCGAGAGTGCGCGCTTCCATCTCGGCATTGGTCGGAGGATCATAGGCGTTGAGGGCGTCGGTGACTTCCGACTGCACCTCGGCATCCCATGATGCGTTCCAAGGGATTGTGGTGAAGGTTGAGCCATCAATAGCGGCGATGAGTGCCGGTATTGTGGTACCCGTGTCTTCGAGAATAGCCGGGGCGAGAACCTCGTTGGTGTTGTACATCAAGTCGGCCATGTACTGGATGAGGTTAGCGAACGAACTGGCGGTGCCGCTGTGGTCCGCCGTCGCCTCGCGCCAGACCTGATCTACAATCTCGTTCACCGCATCCGAAGCCAGCGCCGCGGCGGTCAAGGCGTTGTTGGCGACGGACTGCACCGCAGCATTGCCGGTTCCCGACGATACCGTCAGCGTCTCGCCCGCCGTGATCTTGGGCCGGTACAGTTCGATCACCCGCGTCACCGGGGCCATGCTCGCGTGGGTGATGTGGAAAACCATCTCCTGCGAATCGTCGCCCGCGTCGATGGTCATATCCTCATCGAGCAGCAGCTCGTAGACGCCCGGCATGTTGGTGGCGTCCGTTTCGTTGACGGTCGGCGTGGTGAACGACGCCGCAGCACCACCATTGCGGGAGCGATAGACCGTGAAACCGGAAAGCCCCGTCTCGCGCGTGGTCAGATCGGTCGCATCGACCGCGACGAAGTAGATGTACTGGTCGGTGGTGCCGCTGGGGATTCGCATGGGTCACGCCGCCTTGATGGTCACGAGCATGCCCATCGTTTCGTCCGCCGCATCGCCCGTCCATGTGTATTCGGTCGCGGGGGTGCCGATTGCCTCGATCTGCTTGGCCCCGATGGAACCAGAGGGGAAATCCCCGGCTGTATTGTAGTTGACGGCGCCCATGCCCATGCTGTCGATCTCGATGAACCCGTTGGACCAGCCCACTATCGTCGCCGCATCGGTGGATAGGGCGCTGTCCACACCGATGAAGGCGAGGGCCAGTTGCGGCGCGTCAGCAACCGCGCCGGCCGCTGTGATTGTCCCGGACGAACGGCCGGTTGAAACGCCGTGTTGTGTGCTGAGACCGTACTGATCTACGGCCCCGGCTCCAGTCACCTCCACGAACATCAGCAGTGCATTGCGGCTGTTGGCCCAACTGGCGACGATCTCGGTTTCCGTGCCATCCGAGACCTTGGTGAACAGCGCCCCGCTGACGCCATCCTCGCCCTCGTATGCGGTTCCCACGAGGGACCAAGTTCCCGTCCCATCGTCAGTCGGGGTGCCGAACGTCCCGGCGATCTTGTCGGGGATGACGGCAAGGAGCAGCCGGTTGCCCGCCGTGGGCGCGGCTGCGAGCGTCAGCGTCTGGCTGGTCCCGGCAAGAGCCGCCTGCTCGATGACAGTCCTGACCACGGTCGGCGCGCTCAGGAGTTGAGGGGGCGCAAAAACGAACTGACCTCCCCCAAACTGCATTGCCTGACCAGGCGCGAACTGTCCATCAATCATCCGAGATTGGCCGCCGCAACCTGGTCGGCCACGGCCTTCAGCGCCGTGAACTCGGCTGCCAGCTTGGCCTTTTCGTCCTTGGCCATGCGCTCGAAATAGTTGGTCGAGCCGGCCGCGAACGCGTCGATCGTTGCCAGCACATCGGCATAATCGGCGGGAATGGCAGCAAGGTCTACGGACGCCAGCCCGGCGTTGCTTTTGACCTTCTCCATGACCGCCCGCGCCTCACGGATACGGGCCGAAATCTCATCGAGGCCGGTCTTGATCTGACTCGCCGTCGCCATTCACGTTCTCCTAGTTCACTACCTTGCGGGTGCCCACTGCCCGGCCGTTCTGGTCGCGCACGATCTCGGTCGGCGCCGTCAGGCTGGCGCTCATCTGCGCAATCGCCTCGCCAAGCTTGCCGATGCCCTGCATGACAGCGGCGCTGTTATCGACCACGCGCACCTTGGACTTGGTTTTCTTCGGCTTGCCGTCAGGACCGGGTGGGCCTTCCTGCTCTTCTTCCACGTCCACAGTGTTGAGCTTGTCCCGCTCCAGCGCGAACTTCTGCTGCGCTTCCCACATCTTGAACTGAAGCTCGGCCATGAACTTGTCCCGCTCGAATGCCTGCCGCTGCTGCTCGATCATCAGCGCATTCTGCCGGTCGGCTTCCTTCGTCTGAAGGTCGGCCTCGAGCTGCGCCCGCTCCTTGACCGCATTGCCCTCGGCCTTCATGCGCTCAGCCTGCGCCCCGGCCTGCAAGCGCAACTGCTCCAGTTGCCCCTCGGCCTGAATCCGCGCCTGCTCGATCTGTATCTGCGCCTGCGCCTTGGCCTGTTCCTTCATGACTTCCGGGTTGGGCTGCTCGGCCGCCTGCGCCGCCACCTGCTTCAGCCGCTCGACCAGTTCCTCCACATCGTCGGGATAGTATTCGTCGGCGTTGCGCAAGCCCGCCGATTCCGCGATCTTCTGCATGGTGCGGATGATCTTGGGCAACAGCTCGATTGCCTGCTCGGTCGCGCCCGAGGCCATGAACCTGTCCGCCAGCATGACCTGGTTGGCGAGCACCTGTTGCAGCATCACCATGTCGCGGTCGCGCGAGCCGGTGCCGAGCCCGACATTGATGGTCACGTCCATATCCGCGTTCCAGTGACGCGGATCGATGGTCGTGAACTCCTCGCCCCTGAGCCGGATGGTGCGCGGCGTCGTCTGATGCTTGATCATCAGCCGCATCAGCTTGCGGAACACCTTCTTCCAGCCCCGCGCCATGTTGCGCGCCGCCAGCTCCACCTGCGAGTAAGCCGCATCCTTCTGGTTCTGGTTGGCCGTCGCCGACTGGTTCTGCAATGCCTCGGGGTCGAGTGCCATCGACTGCCGGCCGACGCCCGTGCGCCGCTGCGTCACCTCGTCCTGATAGGCCAGTCCCTCGAAGGCATGGTTGGCGACGAACGGCACCGGCAGCGGTACGATCTCCGTCCCGGCATCGGCGAACACCGTGCCGTTGAAGCTCGGCGCCAGCAGCTCCTCGGGATTCTTGACCTTGCCGATCACCGCCCGCTGCGGGTTGTTCACCGCATAGATGTTGTTGAGCACCTGCCGGTGCAGCACCGTCTTGATGTCCTGCACATCGGCGGTCTTGTCGAACACCGAACGGCTCTCGAAGCGGTGCGGGACCGGCTCATAGGGGATGGTGTCGAACGGGGTCTCGTCCTCCCACACCTCCCAATCGAGCAGCGTTCCGCTCTCGCCGCCGGCATAGTAAGCCCTGACGCATTCCGCCATGCCGTCGCCGTCAACGTCCACCTTGATGTAGACCTCATAGAGGTCCACCAGTTCCGTGCTGTCGTCGGGCGCATCCTCGCGGGATCGCGGGTCGCGCGCCATTTCCTCGCGCTCGTCCCAATCGGATGCCGCATTGATGGACCGTACCAGGTCGCGGTCGAAGCCCATCTCGATCAGTTGCGAGCGGGTCTTCTCGCTGCGGTGCGCCTGCATCACCGCGTCTTCGGTCGATGTGGCGTCCCTGTCCTTGAGGTAGTCCTCGGGCGGAATGGCCTCGATGACGAAGCGCCCGCGCGCCTTCATGCGCCGGATCTTGCAGTCGTAGACCAGCACGGGCATCTGGTTGCCCATGCCATCGTCAACCAGTTCGGTGCGCTCCTCGGCGGCCAGCACCTCCGGCTCCTCGCCGTTCTCGTTGGGCAGCAGCAGCATGGCCCGCTGGTCTTCAGTCAGCCCCGAATGGAACGACACCGCATATTGCGGGGTATCGTCCCAATACGTCTTCACCACCCCGTCGCCGAACAGGAGCGCATCATGCGTGGCGTCGTAGCAGACTTCCTCGCCGGGATTGTCCTTCCAGAAGACATGGTTCATGCCGTCCGTCGCCTGCCCGGCGAACTCGATGTCCCCCTCCTCGACCGGCTCGGCTTCCACGAACCTGTCGGACGAGGTGAACACCCGCACCAGTTGCGGCATCATCCAGCCGATGGTGTCGGCCACATCGCGGCTCACCACCTTGGAGCGATTGGGCTCGGGCGGCACATAAGCGTCCATGCGCCCGAAATAGTAGTCGATGGCCTTGCTGCGGGTGCCGGCCAGTTCGGCCCGGTCGTGATCGCGGGCAAGCCTGAGCTGCGCCGAGATGATGGCGCTGAGCTGTGTGTCGGTCAGGGATGCCATCAGGTTCTCACACGACCCACTTTGGTTTGGGTGGCTTGGGTAGGCGGAACGACTCGCCGACCGGCTCGGCAAATGTCAGCGCCACCGCGTCCCACTCATCGGGGGAGCGAACCTTGCGAATATCCCGCATGTGTTCCTTGCTCTCGATCAGCAGGTAGCTGTTGGCGTTGTAGTGGTAGCCAGGACCGCAGGCATCGGCTTGCAGGCTGTCTTCATCCGGGATGTCGGCGCCGCCGGGCTCATCCAGCCAGTCGCGCGAGCGCATCCAGATTTCGGCTCTGCGGTTGTATGGCCCCGGCCGCTTCTCTCCCGAGGGCAGCACGATCTCGGGCTGCTGTGGCGAGCCGCTGAAGTCGATTGGCACCCATACCTTTTTCGGGTTGTCCGGGTCGGCGGGGTCGAACGCGTAGCCCCACGAGTTCAGCAGGTCGAACACACCCGCGCCGACGCCACCAACGTCGATGAAGCCGCGCGCGGGGCGCTCCGTGTCCGTCACGTTGCGCAGCCAGTTTGCGCCAGCCACCACATCGAGCTTCTGCCTGGATTCGACGCCCAGAACCTTGCGGCCCTTGCGGCGGGCCAGCGAAAACCTGTCATTTCCGAATCGCGCCGGATCAGCACCGAGGATGAGTGGCCCCACCCCATCAAGGCTGGCCTTGCGCGCCTTGACCACGGCGGCGGGCTTGATGAAGCTGTCGTGGCCGGTGCTCTGGAACGCCTCTGCTGCCGTCGCCGGATATTCCTGCTTGAACAACAGCGGGTCCTTCAGTTCGGCAATCTTGTTGCGGCGCCATGCCATCTGATCGAGCGTCAGCCCGTAGGCCGTCTGGTACTCAGCCTCTTCCTCATCGAGGACAAAGCCATCGGGGGCCGGCCGTGAGTATTCCGGCGACCAGTACCAGGGGATGAAAATGGCCTCGTAATCGCCTATCCCAGCTTCGGCCTGTTGCCAGCGCTCGTGAAACTCGCCGCCGACGCCGTTGGCCGTACTCTCCAGAACGATCTCCGTGCCCGGCATATCAGGTATAGCTTGCACCACTCCTGCAAAGTGAGTGGCGGCATTAGGCCAGAAAGCGACCTCCGAGCCGTGAAAAAGCTGAATAGTCTGGGATCGGCCAACAGCCTTTGTGCCCGCTGTTCCAACGGCATATCCGCTTTCGAGGCGGTCAAAATACAACTCCTTGGCGTTGGCGGCGCCCGTACTCGGCTTCACCAGTGGCGGGCAGTGCTCATGGTAGCGGTCCACCATGCCGAACAGGTTGTCGGTTGCATCCTGCTCGTGTGTGAGGATGAAGCAGCGAACGCCGCGGCTGTGCGACGTGCGCCAGTAGAACCGCCCGCCGATATAGGTCGAGATACCCTGCTGGCGTCCCTTGAGGACGAGAGCCCTGACCTTGCCGGTGCGCGCACGCTGGTCTTCAAAGCGTCCGTGCAGGTATACCTGAGCCTTGTTGAGAATGAACGGCTGCGGGCCGCCCCTCGGGTCCTTGGGCCTGATCTTGAGGCACTTGGCGGCGTAGTGCGGGAACTCGTCTCGCAGCCTGCGCCGGATACTACGTTCCCTCTCCGTCAAGCTCATCGAGAGCTTCCTCGTGAGAGGTTGTCACGCTGGCGTCCATCTGCATCTGCGATAGGTCTGGCATCACTTTCTTCAGCAGCCCGAGCCCCGCCGACACCTGGGACGCGCTCATGTCCCGCCTGCCCTCCGCGTGTTCGATCAACGCGTTGAGGATTTGGCTGTTTTGGATTTTACTCCGGTGTTCGTGCGACATGACGAAACCGGGCGTTCTGCCGCGTGCCATTGGTCTATTGCTCCACTCCGCCGGGGCCATGAGGCAGATCGGCTTGGTTGGTGGAAAATCGGAATTGTGCGGATACTCTGCCCCTAGTGCATTTTACCCGCGATTTGCGTATTTAGTGCTTGCATGCGTCCGCAAAGTGCGTATATTAGGACCATCAACAAGGGAGATGGAAATGACCGCCACCTACACCAACCGCGAGACTGGGGCCGAGATCGAGGTCGTCATCATTCGCCCCGCCAGCAGGGGGACCCATGGCGAGGACCGTTACCTGGTCAGAAAGATCACCGCCGCCCCCTATGCAACCTGGATCGATGGCGCACAGGCGCTGACATTCCACCCATGAGCGCGGGGGAGAAGGCCATCGTCGATGAGGTTGCCAAAGCCATCTGTAAAGCGGTGCTGGGCAACCTCTACGGATGGCAGAAGTGGAAGCCAGCGGCCGACGCCGCGATCCGCGCCATGCGCAGAGCAGAAAACCAATGACCGCCGCCGCCTTCATCAACTGGCTCGCCGCAATGAAAGCGGCGGGCCTTGCTCGATCCGATGCCGAGTGCGGCAGGCTGCTGGGTAAATCAGCCGATACCATCGTCAGGATGAAATCAGCTGGCACGGATCGAGCCGTCGCCCTCGCCTGTCGGGCGCTCTATCACCGGATGGAGCCGTGGGCCTGACCCGGCAGTCTTGCCGCGAACCCAATGGGGTTGGGCTTCTGTCGATGTAGGTGCTCAAGCCTCGCCCCTCGCGGATGGATGCAGAAGGCGGTAGGCGTTGGATTCACCGAGCAGCACGATGAGCTGGCGTTCGAGTTCCAGGTCGTCCAACACCTCGCGCCCAAGGGCTGAGCCGGCGTCCGTTTCGACGTGGAGGTTGTCCCTGGTGATGCGTTCGATCAGCTTGTCTATATAGGCGTCGGAAGGGGCGTCTTTGAACATGACGGGGCTCCCGATCGGGGAACGCAAAAAACCCGCCGCGATTGCTCGGGCGGGCTGGATGTAGTGCGAATCACTTTAGGGCGCAGAACGCCCCGTAGCCCTTTGTCTCAGATCGGCTGCAAGCTGTCAAGCGGCAACGCGCGCGAGATAACCCCAGAACACCGCCAGCGTATCAAGGTCGGCCAGCAGTAGCTCCACAGCCTCATCGCGATCCTTGCGGCTGTCGCTCACCGCCATACTTTGGCACGGTTCTTCGAGCACAATGCTGGCAATGACGCGCTGTGCCGACCTGGGGGAAAGGACAGCCGGCACCCCCGCCCGCTCGGCGGTGGCGGGTATGCCGTAGATCACTTCCAGGATGCTCCTGCCCCGGTCCACCCTCGCGGCCATGCCGCTGTCATGGGCGATGGGCGAGGTGTCCACCTGGATACGGGACGGGTCCATAGCCGGGTTGCCGGCGCCGTAGAGCCGTTCGTATTCGTTCTTGAACCGCTCGGCCGCGCGCTCATGGTGCGGTTGCCGGCGGCGGATATAGGTCAAGGCCCCGATGCGGCTCAGACCGTTCTCCTCGACCCAGACCTTGCCCACGTCGAGGTTGGGAAGCCTGCCCGTTTTCTCTGCCCGCTCGGCCTCCTGGCGCTTGCGGTAGAGGTATTCCGCGTCCGTTATCATCGGGTCGGGAACAAGCCGCCCCTGTATTGCTCTTGCCACAATATGCCCCTGTGGTTGTGAGGAGTTAGAATGCGAGGCCGACCAGAAAGCCGACGCCCCAGATCACCCCGATAGCGCCAAGGATGATCAGCGCCGCGCACCAGCCCTCAGCGACCACTCTCCCACGATATCTGACGTAAGCGTCCATCTCTCACTCCTCTTGAAGGGCGGCACGGAGCATGGTGCGATAGACCACGCCCACGTCCTTGAAGATGACGCCCGAATAATCGCGGTCGCCGTTGAACAGCATCTCCTCCAGCTTGGTCCCGCCCGCGAATTCCATCGGCTTCGTCGGTTCCGCCATTGCGCCTATCGCCACTCGGGCGTCCGCCAGCGTGCTCGCCCAAGCGCCCGTAACCATGTCCATTGCGTCGGGCTCCATGCGCTGCCCGCGAGGCCCAAGCCGGCGCTCCCGCTCCTGCCAGATCGCCTTCGCAACCCGCTCCACCATTCCCATTGTGGAGCGGGTTGCGAAGGCGATCTG